CTTTTTTTCAATGGTGAGGTAGGAGCCTGTTTTGCTGCCTTTGTAAAGCAGTTCATAATCTCTGATAACCGCAGTTCCAACGATTTTTGCTGTTGGGCATCTGTACTTCATCTGACGGACATTGAGGTTTGAACCGTAGGCGATATAGTATCTTTTCATCTGCATCTTCCTTTTTGTGAATTCCGCTTTGCGGTAGTCACATATTAACTCTTTTTCGGAGTGAATGCAACCCGCTAAATCCACAAAATATCTGTGCCTTTTCTTGTGTGGTATTTGTTCAGATTACACTTTGCGAAATCAGGAGCTGTGTGGGCTTGTGTGGCGTTGTTCATTCAGTAGGGAAACTATAACCACAAAAGCAACGTGGGTGGCGATGTTGCCACCCGTTGCCCTTGAGGGGCAAGCCTTTTCAGGCTCTGCCATATCTGAAAGCCGCATCTCCGTCAAGGTTCTTTGTTAGAAAACTTCTTGCTGTGGAGAACTCTTCACCAACCAGTCTCAATCGAATCAGCCATGTTCGCATTGCGAATTTCGGATTTTCTGTTTGCTGTGGCTTTGGGCTTGCTGTTTTCAGTTCCTTTGCCATTTCAGAAAGTGCAAGGCAAAGCTGAATGTAGCTTTTCAATTGTCCTGCGTGAAGTCCGTTTTTCTTTTCTGCTGTAGGCTTGTCAAACTGAAAAAGTCGAAATTCGATTGTGCTTTTTGTAAAGGTTGCATGGAAGTTCAGCATATGGTATCTGCTATCGTTGTAATGTTGATTTCTGCCGTAATTCGCACCGTTTGCTGTGTACCAGATATCTGCAAACTGTGCCATTGTGGTGGGTTTCTTTTTGTTCAGCTGTTCAATGAATCTTGGATTTACCGTTCTGCAATATCTGTTCATTCTGCCCTGGTCGATTTTCAGGGCATCTGCAATCAGCTTTTCGTGGCTTGCCATGATGTTTGCAAGGTTTCTCAGGCTCTGCGGTGTGTGTCCGTTTGCTCCGATGTGAATATGAACTCCTGCCCCAACCCCTGCGTGGCTTACTGCTCCTGCCTTGCGAAGCTTTCTGACCAGTTCCTGCAAGGTTTCAATGTCGCTGTAGTGAAGAATTGGTGTTACCAGTTCGCACTTTTCAGCATCGCATCCTGCAATGCTGACGTCTTTCTGGAATTTCCATTCTCTGCCCTGTGCATCCCAAGATGACCAGGTGCTGTATCCGTTTCGGCTTGCTGTGAATTCATATCTGCCTGTTCCGAAAAAGTCTGCGGCAAGCTTTGCAGCTCGTTCTCTTGTGATGTGGTTCATCTCAATTTCAACTCCGATGGTCTGGTTTTTCAGGTTTTCAATCTGTCTTTCTGTTTTAGCGTTCATGGTATTTTCCTCCGTAATTTCGGGCTTTCTGCCCTTTCGTTGTATCACATATTACCGCATTACGGAGGACATATCAAGCGGCTAAATGTACAGAAAAACAGACTGTATATCCGCCAAATGATTGTGTAATATACAGTCTTGCTTTACTTGATTTTGTATGGTAAAATACAGTACAATGGAATAGGTTCTCGCTTATTTTTCGGCTTCCAAAACCTTGAAAGAATCTACTTCGGGAATGATTGCAAGAGAAGAGCCGTTCTGCCATTTCATGTGTATGGAACCCATATCATCAATGTGAGTAACCACACCGATCGTTCCGGGAAGAATGGGATATTTTTCATCACGCATAGAAATCAGTTGTATCTTCGTTCCAATCGGATACTGTTTTCGGAGCTGTTCCAGATACGCTTTATTCGGAAATTTCATTAGTTGCACCAACCTTTCTGAATGCAGAATTGCCTGTGAGATTGCGAAGAATGACCTTTCTTGCCGTCTTGAATTCTGCACCCACCATTCCCAGACGAATCAGGAAACACCGCATGGTGTACTTGGGATTATCGGAAGTGTCCGGCTTGCGGTTGATGCGGCTCTGGTTCTTGGCAAATTCGCAGAGCATGGAAATAAACGTGCAGCAGGCATCTGCATCACCGTCTTGCTCTACTTTGAACCATGGAAATTCCACCTTTTCATCAGATGAAATGATGTCCAATGAATCCGTCTGAAAAGCAGCCTGAAAAAGGGCAGCCTTGTTTTCGCAGATCTGCTGAAGATTGCCCAGCGTATGTTCATCGAAAAAGTCCGCAGGCATCTGAATCGTTAGCCTATTTTCTGTCGGAATATCGTATCCACGTTTTTTCAGTTCTTCTATAAGATGTTCTGCCTCCTTGCTGTCAGCTGAATCGCTGATTTCAAGGTTGCCCTCTTTGGTGACAGTATAACATTCCCCGATCTTGTAAGCACAAGTCGGCATATACTGATATTCGGCAGGAATTTCAAGTATTTCAGAAACAGCTTTCACCAGTGTTTTTCGATTTTCTCCTGTGAGATGAAATGCAATCGTCATATGTTTGACCTCCTTTTCGGTAGTACACATGATAACTCTGAATGGCACAGATATCAAGTGTGACATATGACAAACTTTCAGGCTGTATTCTGTGATATTCGTACAACGCTGTATCTCAAAAAATTTATTTTGCAACTAAAAAGCAGTTGCATTTTTGATTGGATTGTGCTATAATAGTAAGAAAGGAGGATTCCACCGTGGGTAAAAAAGAAAAGCTTATTGCAAAATTAAAAAGCGTTCCAAAGGATTTTACATTTGAAGAAATGCAGTCACTCTTATTGTACCTTGGATTTGAAATGTCCAACAAAGGAAAAACCAGCGGTTCTCGTATGAAATTTATAAAAGGCGATATTCCGATCATTCTGCACAAACCGCATCCGAGAAAAGAATTATTGGAATATCAGGTGAAACAGGTTCTTGATATTTTGGAAAAGGAGGAACTCATATGAAAAAAGATAATGTACTGGAATACAAAGGACATACAGGAACAGTGGAGTTTTCGGCAGAAGATAATATTCTTTTTGGAAAAGTGATCGGTATTGACGGACTGATCTCTTACGAAGGAGAGAGTGTCAGCAGTCTGAAAGAAGATTTTAAGGCTGCTGTCGATGATTATCTTGAAATGTGCGAAGAAAAAGGAATTGAACCGCAGAAAACCTACAAAGGAACTTTTAATGTCAGAATTTCTCCTGAACTACATCGTTCTCTTGCTGTTTATGCTGCTTCCCATCACATGACACTGAATTCTACCGTAGAAGAAGCACTGACAAAATTCGTAAAATAATTGCATCGTGATAAGCCGGCTTTTTAGTCGGCTTATTTTGTATGTGTCGCATAATACGCTATCCCGGAAAGCACAAACCACGCATTCCCTAAAAATATGCCATTATAGGTTGCAACCTATAACGGCATTTGTTCGTCCATAGCTTTTTTCGTGCTAAGTGGTATTGTTTGGGCTGTAAATGGAGAAATCAATAGAGAAATAAGCACATAAAAAACTGATTTCATAATATTTAAAGAATCAGTTAAAGGCAGATTTAAATAATTTTTAATCTGCCTTTAATCCTTATTATTTCTTTTTGGGCTGTTTGAAACTTTTAAGCCATTCTAACGTTTTCTTGTTTTTATGCCACGATGGAATTTCTTGAACTGGAGAATCAGTGATTTTCTCCATTGCACGTTTCTTTTTTTCCAAACTTGATCTGGCGTATATACTTGTAGTTTTAATATCAGCGTGACCAAGAAAATCACGAACATCAATCAAATCATCCACAGCATCATATAAATGCATTGCTTTTGTATGTCTGATTCTATGAGGATTGATAGTTTTAGGGATAGATGTATCGATTTCATGAGCCATTTCTGCATATTTGTTTAAAATATATCTTATTCCGGAACGAGTAAATGGCTCACCATCACGATTCAAAAATAAAGGCATATGGTAGTATTCAGGTTTTAATCTATGTGTTTCAATAAGATAGTTTTTCAAATTTTTAGCTGTTTCAGGTAAAATAGGAACTATACGAGTTTTCATACCTTTTCCGGTTATTCGAATATTTGGCGGATTATCGAATCTGACATCTTCAATTTTTAATTCACAAAGTTCTGAAACACGTGCTCCTGTATCATACAATACGCATAGAATAGTAGCATCTCTTCTGCCTTTAAGTGTTGATGTATTCGGTTGTCGTAACAAAGTTCTGATAGCATTTTTTGACAAAGGCTGCACAGGTTTCTGTTGAATTTTTGTTGTTGAGATTGACAATATTTGCTGAAAGTTAAGTAGTAACTGTGGTTCTCTTGGCTGAAGATATTTTACAAATGAATGAATTGCAGCCAATCGGTTGTTGCAGGTTGACTTACTGTTTCCTTTCTCTGTTTCCATCCACTGAAGATATCTTTCAATAAGGTCTGCATTCAAATCACTAACAGACATTTTTTCGATTTTTATGGATTCAATTTCCTGACAATATGTTAGAAAATATCTAAAAGAATCACAGTAAGTTGACAGAGTATTTTCACTAACATTTTTTAATTCTGGCAAGTAATGAATAAGGAAATCACTAAGGTAATTTGATAAATTTTTATTCTTCATCTGATACCTCCCATGTTGGAATCACATCATCGAGATACTTTTGCTGTTTCTCGATGATTTCAGGAAAAGCATCTGCAACAAGATGTAGATAATACTGGGTTTTATTCATGTTGTAATGTCCTAAATATACAGATAAATAAGGAAGGGCTAATAAATTTGTTCCTTTACTTTTCTTTATCTTCTGCATAGAACGAACAGCAAAAGTATGACGTAAATCATGGACACGGGGTCCATAACCTCTTCCTTTGTATGGAATACCACAATTCCACAAAGCTTCTTTAAAACGATTTTCTATCACATTTGTATGATGTGCATTTTTTCTTGCATTTGGGAAGAAATAATCGTTTCTATCGCTGTCAGAATGAATTTTCATACTATAATCAACATATTTCATTCTCATATTCTCCGATACAGGGATTTGACGATTTTTTCCATGCTTAGCATTTCTAATATTCAAAATACCATTATCAATATCAACATCTTTCACTTTTAGCTTTGCAGCTTCTCCTGAACGTAAACCACAGCAAATTAATGTACGAAAAAGCATCGGAATTACAATATGCCCATTAGGATATTGTCTGCTCGGTTTCATCTCATCAAAATAAGTTAATAAATCAGAAATTTCACTATTTGAAAAAATGTATGGAATGAAACATTTATCGTCAGAAGAAGATATTTTAAAATCAGGATAATATGCATCATATCCATTCAGTTTAAGATATGATACAAATCTTTTTGTGAAATTCAAACGCCAACGTTGATTTTTTCGCTTTTCATTAGCACGTTTGCTTATCCACAATTCAACTATTCCCTGTGATAAAACCGGAGTTACAATTTCATTTTTAAGAAGAAATTTGTCCATTTCATAAAATGTTTTTGCTTCCTTTTCATATTTACAACCAAGTGAACGTTTTTCGTCTATAAATGCTTGTATCTGAGAGGAAAGTCCGCTTTTGTATTCATAAACTCGGCTCATACAAACTCACCACCCTCAAAGGAAAGTGCACATTCACGGAGATGTTCAATATCCATACGAATGTAATTATGTAATGATTCTCTATCAGAATGCCCCAGAAAAGAAAAGATATCATCAGGAGATACACCAGCTTCAAGCAAACGTGTGGCGACAGTTGCTCTTTGAGAATGCATATTGTGGTGTGCCTCCGTAGGAACTGTAATCCCTGCTCGCTTTACATATTCATTGAATGATGAAGAGAATGTTTTCATTTTATCATATGGTGGATTAAAATTCACAAACAAATAATCATGATCTGTTTCTGGTCTAATATGAAGGTAATCTATTATCGCATTACCTATCTTCTCATTAACGGGAAGTGTATTTACCTTACCAGTTTTACTTTGAATAAATGTAATAGAACACATTTCCCAATCAATATCGGATAATTTGAGATTGATAATATCTCTGTGCCGCATTCCCAACTCTGAAGCAATGACAATAATAGCTGTATCACGTAACCCTTTGGGGTTGGCTTTGTTTATGCTATTCAATAATTTATGTATTTCATCAGAGTTCCATATTTTAATCTTAGATTGAGAGTGACCAAGATTAAAAGTTGGAACATAACATGACATATCATGTGTTGTAAATTTAAGAAGATATGCATTATGGAATACCTGCCTTACTCGGCTTAATTCACCACGTAATGTACTTCGTGCATGACCTTTCAAGGACATTATATACATATTAATGTGTTCTTTTTCGACGTGTTTAAAGTCTGTTATTCCTTTGTTCTGAAAAAAATAGAACATTGATTTCATTTGCTTCTGTATAGTTTCTAAAGAAAACACGGAATAGTTTCTACTTTTCAAGAATGTTTCTTGCTTTTCAATAAAAGCTGAGAATTCCTTTGAAAGTTCTGGCTTAGGATACAGTTTACCTTTGCTCCAATTTTTGTGATTAGCAATCAAATCTAATATTTGCATATTCTTGATTTTTGATACAATTGTTCCGTTTTTGTACGTTGGTTTATTATTCTGAATATTATGAATAAATTCATTTTTTGCCCCTGTAGAATACGAATTATACTCATTATTAATACAAAACTCACGAAATTGCATCCAAGTGCATATCACAGCTTTGGATGTTCTTTTGCTGTACTCTTTTTCTTCTGTTAATACAGTAATTGCCTTGTTGATTACCGTTTCTATGGGGTAATTGTTTGTAAGCATAATACTTGACCTCCTTTACAAGCATTATACTTAAACATTATGTAGCTTTAATGGAAAATGTCGTAGAATCTAATGGTTAAACAATGAAAATTCAAAGGATTTTATGTTCTCATTTTTTCTTCTATTTCTCCATTTACAGCCCAAACAATACCACTTAGCACGAAAAAAGCTATGGACGAACAAATACCATTATAGGTTGCAACCTATAACGGCATAGCAGCCTGTAACGCATGGTTTGTCCTTGCCGGAATAGCCTGTTATGCACAGAAAACAGAAGAATAATTCTACATATCTCACACTTGATATATGTGGCTTTCAGAGTTATCATGTGTACTACCAAAACGAAATGGAGGTTTACTCATGATTATTGAATTAGGACTTACGGGCAATGTCCGAAAGGAACTGGTCAAAGCAGTCAGTGAGATTATCGGAGCACCGGCTGTGTACCAGTACATGCCAACCTGTGCATACATAATCAGCAACGACTACACGGTCACCAAGGAAGGCAATCTTGAAATCAGCGATTCCGCTGACAGCAAGGAAGTCGAAAATCTGATTGATGAACTGGTCAGCAGAGGTTATAATGTGCCGGAAGTCGAAGAAACTGATGAAGAAAACAGTCTGACAGTAGAGATGCCGCTTGAACTGGTTAACAAACCAACGCTTGAAAGGCTGAGAAGAATTGTAGAAAATAAGGGTGAACTTTTCAAGGCGGCATTCAAAACCGACAGCCTTGATATTATTGTTGATGAGGAAAAAGTATGTTTCCCCTGGTTTACTGTGGAGCAGTACGACGATACAAACGCTTACTGCAAATTCATTTCAATGCTCTGCGAATTTGCAAAGAATCAAAGCCGTATCAATAACAAGCCTGAAACCACAGACAATCCGAAATACACAATGCGATGCTATCTTCTTCGCCTTGGTATGATTGGATCAGAGTACAAGGCTGTGAGAAAAGTTCTGCTCAGAAATCTTTCCGGCAGTTCAGCTTTCAGAAAGGCAGGAAAAGAAGATGAAGTTTCCGAATGAAAAAGAAATTGCAAGGCTCAGAGAAAAGTACCCCGTCGGCACAATTATAAAGCTTATCATTATGAATGACCCATATCACCCTGTTCCACCAGGAACTCTCGGTGAAGTTACAATGGTTGATGATGCGGGTACGATACACACAAACTGGAGTACAGGCAGTTCTCTTGGTCTGATTGAGGGTGTCGACAGCTTTACAATAGTTGATGGTGTAAAAACAATATGCTATGGTGAATCAAAGCTGTGGGAATCCAGAAAAGATGCCGTTGCTTTTTTTCTGGAAGGCATGAACGCATCTGACGGCTCAGAAAAACAGCGTTACTCCAACGTGTATTTAAAGTTGATTATGGGTTCAAAAATCTGCGATGATTCTGACTGACCCTGGAGCGGTTTCGTAAAAGAGACCGCTCTTTCATTGTACTGTATATTACCATAAAAAAGCAAGTATATCAAGTGTAATATACACCAGATATCCGACAAATATACAGCCTTATATTCTGTACATTTAGTGGGTTGCTATGTGCTCCGTAATGCGGTAATATGTGTACTACCGAAAGGGAAAACCCCCAACGGCAAGACAAAAAACACTTTGCGGAGGAAACCAAAATGAACGAAAAAACAGCACAGCAGATTGCAAGAATGAAAGAGCAGACAATCGGGGTTGAGGTTGAAATGAACCACATCACAAGAGAAAAGGCTGCGAGAATTGCGGCAGACTTCTTCGGAACAAACAGATACGAAAACACAGCAGGCAGAAACGGATACTGCACCTGGTCAGCATGGGATTCACAGGGCAGAGAATGGAAATTCCAGAAAGACGTAAGCATTGCAGGATGCGATGCAGAAAAATGCGAACTGGTTACACCAATCCTTAAATACGAGGACATTGAAACCCTGCAGGAACTGATAAGAAAGCTGAGAAGAGCCGGAGCAATCAGCCATGCAGGAATTGGTGCAGGGGTTCACATTCACATCGGAGCAAACGGCCACACACCACAGAGCCTCAGAACACTTGCAAACCTTATGGCAAGCCACGAAAGACTGATTGCAGACGCTCTGAAAATCGACCAGGGCAGAATGAACAGATACTGCAGAACGGTAAACCCGAATTTCATCGAGCAGGTAAACAAAAAGAAACCAACAACAATGGCACAGCTTGCAGACATCTGGTACACTTCAAACGGTGCAAACTACGGCAGGACACAGCATTACAACGACAGCAGATACCATATGCTGAACCTCCACGCAACATTTACAAAAGGCACGGTTGAATTCAGACTTTTCCAGTTTGACAAGCCAACGGAAGAAAAGAAAAACGGACTTCACGCAGGACAGCTTAAAAGCTACATACAGCTTTGCCTTGCATTAAGTCAGATGGCAAAAGACCTGAGAACAGCAAGCCCCAAGCCACAGCAGACCGAAAATCCGAAATTTGCAATGAGAACATGGCTGATGAGATTGGGCATGGTCGGCAGTGAGTTTGAAACCTGCAGAAATTTCATGACCAAGAACCTTGAGGGAAATGCAGCCTGGAGATAAACCCAGGCGGAAATCAACGGACGGGCAACACGCCCGCCACGTTGCCCTGTGTGGGAATGTTGGGGTATCCTCCGCAAAGTTATCCCACCGAGAAAGCCAATCCACACACGGCAAGAAAACCTCCTTTTTCGGCAAGGCATAATCTGAACAAATACTACACAATAAAAACCACAGATATTTTGTGGATTTAGCGGGTTGAATTTCAGCTCAGAAAGAGTTAATATGTGACTACCGCAGGAAAAGCGAAATTCACGAAAAGGAAGATTCAGATGAAAAAATACTACATTGCCTACGGCTCAAACCTCAATGTTCAGCAGATGAAATTCAGATGCCCCGGCGCAAAAGTTGTCGGCAAAAGCGTAATCAAAAACTATGAACTTCTCTACAAAGGCAGCAAGACAGGTTCCTACCTCACCATTGAGAAAAAGAATGGTTCGGTTGTTCCTGTTGCAGTCTGGGAAGTAACAGCTGATGATGAAAAAAGACTTGATGCCTACGAGGGTTATCCAAATTTCTATTACAAGAAAAACATGAAAATAACCCTTGCAGAAACCGGAAAGATAATAAATGCTTTCGTGTACATCATGCACGAGGAGAGAAAGCTGGGAATACCAAGCTACGCTTATGTGAGAACCTGCGTTCAGGGTTACCGTGATTTTGGCTTTGATTTGAAGCATCTGCGGCTTGCATTTGATATTAGCGAAAGGGGTGTAAGAATTGAAAACGGCTGAAAAAGTAATGAGGGTTTGTCCCCATTGCGGGAAAGAATATCATGGTGTTCCTGCACTTTCCAGAACTGACAGCCAGACGCTGATTTGTCCCGACTGCGGAACAAGAGAGGCACTGGAAAGCATAGTAGTTTCCAAAGAGGAACAGGAAAAAATCGTAAGCATCATTCATCGCAGTATAACTGAATAATCGCACAGAAGCCGCCACGTTTGGCTGTGTGGGAATTAAAGGATTCCTCCGCAAAAGTTATCCCAGCTAAAAAGAGTCTCAGCTGTCGCTTCGGTCGGTGCTTCTGCCTTCGGCAGAGGTCTCCCCCGGAGACCCGCACCCCCACACGAGCCACACAGGCGGCTTTGTGCTGCCGTCATATTCTACACAAATGGCTGAAAAGATCCTCCGCAATCATTGTAAGTACTCACACTTGAATAGTGGTGAAAGGTATGGTAATATACATACTACCGAAAGGCGCAGAGCCACGGAAAACAACGAAATTTGGAGGAAAACACCATGAACGAACAGATTAAAACCTACTTTGAAAACCTCAGAAAGAATGCTGAGAACGATGCAAAGAAGCTGAGCCGGGGAACACTTGAAGCCTACTGGACTTACGAATTCAACCTTAACCACAACAGCAGTGAATTTGAATGCAACGAACTTCCATGGACAACGGACATGAGTGATTTTGTGAAAACCATGAGAGAGGCTGGAGTTGAAACCATAGCGGTTACGGAAACAAGCACGGCACTCCTTGAAAACCTTCACAAACTCGCAAACCAGGGCTGCACCATTGAGGGCCTTTGCAAAGTAAGCAGACCGGACATTTGGGGCAAGGACAAAGAATACCCTGCAATCCGAATCCACCTGAACTAAAGCTAAAGAGCCAAGGGGCAGATTAAACTGCCCCTTGCAGGCTCAGAAAGGAAAAGCCATGCACATACTTATTGTTGAACCGGGAAAGCACCCAAGAGAAACCGACATTGACGGAAGCCTTGAATCGTTGCAGAAAACGGTGAGCGGATACATTCAGGCAATTTATCCATGGGAAGATAAAGCAGCTTTGATTGCCGATGAAGAGGCAAAGCTGAAATCCGATACTCAGTGGAACAGAATGATTCCGGAAATCTGTGATGTCATCAAGGGCACATTCTTTATTGCAGGACTTGGCAGTGAAGATTTCGCAGACCTTTCTGCTGAACTTACGGAAAAATACAAACAGCGTTTCTGGAACATTGAACTTTTCGTTCCTACTCCTAACGGTTTGATGCCGATTGTAATAAGGGACTGACAGCCGGCACGTTGCCCTACAGCGGCAAGAACCAGTGATTCCGAATACTAACCCAATGCAGAAACAAGCCCCACAAACGGAAATGTGGCGGCTTGTTTCTGCTGTCATAATATACACAATTCTGAGCCGGTTTAATGACTGTATATTCTGGCAGTTTAGCGGGTTGCTATTATTCACACTATGCGGTAATATGTACACAACGCAAGGGAAACCAAGCGAAAACAAACAAAAACGGAGGAAATTAAAATGGTATCATACGGAATCGCAAAGGCAAGAGCAAAGGCTTGGAGAACAGACTGGAACGAAAGAACCGAAATCACAAAGGCAATCATCACCTGGGTGGACAGCGAGTATGAATACGAACTTGAAATTCCAAACGAGGACGGAATGGAGGATGCAAAGTTTGCCGCTTGGGTAGAAGAAAACGCAGAGGATTTTGCAAGGGAAGATGCAGAGGAAAACAGCACAGCCTTTGAGGAACTGATCGGAATCGACTACGAGGAAGAATACATTGATGATGATGCAAGGTTCGATGCAGACTACGATGCTTACCTTGAATTTGAATGGGAATGCGAAACGGGCAGATAATGCCCACCCCATTTTCCCAAAACACAGCCTCGGAAAGAGGCTGTGTGGCTCGTACCGAAGATGTATAGTACACAAAATACAGCTGTAATGTTTGTGTAGTATATTTCTCCGTTTACGCTTGATATACTTGAAATAGTATGGTAACATGGTTATAGTGGGAATAGGATCTCAATTACAAAATGCCCCACGGGGGTTAAAAAATCAGACTTGCTTATGGCAGGTCTTTTTTTGTTGCATGGGAGGTGATACAATGGCAAAATACAAGCCGACAGAATTCATGGCGGAAGATTCGAGATACGATAAAAAATCAGCTGATTACGCTGTAAATTTTATCGAATGCCTTAGTCATACAAAAGGCACATGGGCAGGAAAAAACTTCGAGTTACTCGACTGGCAGGAACAGATTATCCGTGACCTTTTCGGTATTCTGAAACCTAATGGATACCGGCAGTTTAATACAGCCTACATTGAAATTCCGAAAAAAATGGCAAGAGTGAGCTTGCAGCTGCCGTCGCTCTGCTATTAACTTGCGGTGACGGAGAACAGCGAGCGGAGGTCTATGGTTGTGCCGCAGACCGACAGCAAGCCTCGATTGTTTTTGACGTTGCCGCAGATATGGTTCGTATGTGTCCGGCTTTGATGAAAAGAGTCAGGATACTTACTGCACAAAAAAGAATCGTATATACACCAACAAACAGCTTTTATCAGGTGCTTTCGGCAGAGGCTTACTCAAAGCATGGATTCAACATTCACGGAGTTGTCTTTGATGAATTGCATACGCAGCCAAACAGAAAACTCTTTGATGTAATGACCAAGGGTTCCGGCGATGCAAGAATGCAGCCGCTTTATTTCCTTATCACCACAGCCGGAACGGATACCAACAGCATCTGCTATGAAGTACACCAAAAGGCAAAAGATATTATTGAGGGCAGAAAACATGACCCGACATTCTATCCCGTTATCTATGGTGCAGATGAATCTGAAGACTGGACAGACCCGAAAGTGTGGAAAAAAGCAAATCCGTCACTTGATAAGACTATCGGAATGGATAAGGTTGTGGCTGCGTGTAATTCTGCAAAAGAAACTCCCGGAGAAGAGAATGCTTTTCGACAGCTTAGACTCAATCAATGGGTAAAACAGGCTGTCCGCTGGATGCCTATGGAGAAATGGGATAAATGCAAGGTCAGCTTTGATGAAGATGAACTTGCAGGGCGTGTTTGCTACGGCGGTCTTGACCTTTCCTCCACTACTGATATTACGGCTTTCGTTCTTGTATTTCCACCTACCGAAGAAGATGAACATTATTACATTCTGCCTTACTTCTGGTTACCGGAAGAAACACTGCCACTCCGTGTAAGACGTGACCACGTTCCCTACGATATATGGGAACGGCAAGGCTACCTGAAAACCACCGAGGGAAATGTTGTTCACTATGGTTTCATTGAGAACTTCATTGATGAACTGGGACAGAAATTCAACATAAAAGAAATAGCATTTGACCGTTGGGGTGCTGTGCAGATGTCGCAGAACCTTGACGGTCTTGGATTTACAATGATTCAGTTCGGGCAGGGTTACAAGGATATGTCACCGCCTACAAAGGAACTGATGAAACTGACCCTTGAACAGACACTTGCTCATAACGGACACCCTGTTTTAAGGTGGATGATGGATAATATTTTTATTCGCCGTGACCCTGCCGGAAACATCAAACCGGACAAAGAAAAATCCACAGAGAAAATTGACGGTGCGGTTGCCATGATTATGGCTTTAGACCGTGCAATCCGCTGTGGATGCGTTTCTGATGAGTCTGTTTATGATTCGAGGGAGATGCTGATTTTGTAGCTTATGTTAGTTCGATAAACTGGAATTTATCGGGTTATTTGCACGTAGAAAGTATTAATCTAACCAAGCCCAATCAACAACATCAGTATGTGTTAGTTTATACTTTTCATATTGTTCAACTAGCTCTGATATTTCCTGTTGCGTTAAGGCTATTCCGGTGTTATAATCTTTAATTCCTTCTTTATAAACGATAAAGCCATCTAGTTCTCCTGATTTTGCACGAAATTCCGAACTAGCTACAAAGATTTGTCCATTGGTCATTTTGAAGTATGTATTACAAGAACTCCCAAGTATTTCTTTAATTTCTTCCATAAAAATTCCTTGTCTATTTATATTAATTGGTCCAACTCCGATTTGTAAAGCTAATGCCCTACATTCTGTTTAGCATATTATACCACACCCATATACGCAAAGTCAAGAAAGGAGCATAATTTTATGGGTATTTTCACAGGACTTTTCAAGTCCAGAGATAAGCCAACAAACAATTACGACAGCCCGTCCTACACATATTTTTTCGGACGAGCCAACAGCGGTAAACGTGTAACCGACAGAACAGCCCTGCAGCATATTGCGGTTTATGCATGCGTGAGAGTTCTGTCCGAGGCTATCGCACAATTACCGCTTCATGTGTACAAATACAACGATAAAGGAAAAGAGCGAGTGCCACAGCACCCGCTTTACTTTTTGCTCCACGACCAGCCTAATCCTGAAATGACATCATTTGTATTCCGTGAAACACTGATGAGCCATCTACTGATTTACGGCAATGCCTATGCACAGATTATCCGAAACGGCAGAGGTGATGTCATTGGTCTGTATCCTTTGATGCCCGACAAGATGAAAGTTGACCGTGACGATAAAAACCGCTTGATATATATTTACAGCCGTTATGATGAAGCCAATCCGAATATGAAAGAACAGGGTGACATCATTCTGTACGCCGATGAAGTTTTACATATTCCCGGACTTGGATTTGACGGATTGGTGGGATATTCGCCGATTGCACTTGCTAAAAATGCAATCGGTATTTCTATTGCCTGTGAGGAATACGGTGCGTCATTCTTTGGAAATGGTGCAAGTCCGTCAGGTGTCCTTGAACACCCAGGAGTAATTAAAAATCCTGAACGTGTCCGTGATGCATGGCAGAGAGCCTATTCTGGCTCTAATGCACATCGCACTTGCGTGCTCGAGGAGGGTATGAAGTACACACCAATTTCTATTCCGAATAATGAAGCACAATTTCTGGAAACACGTAAATTTCAGATTGAGGAGATTGCAAGGCTGTATCGTGTTCCGCTTCATATGATAGGTGACCTTGACCATGCTACATTTTCAAATGTTGAACACCTGTCACTTGATTTCGTGAAATACAGCCTTGACCCATGGATTGTTCGCTGGGAACAGGGACTACAAAAGGCTCTGCTTTCTGATTCGGAGAAAGGAAAGTATTTCATTAAATTTAATGTAGAAGGACTTCTTCGTGGTGATTATGCAAGCCGTATGCAGGGCTACGCTACCGCAAGACAGAACGGCTGGATGTCGGCAAATGACATCCGAGAACTTGAAGATATGAATATGATTCCTGATGAAGACGGCGGAAATCTCTATCTTGTAAACGGTAGCTTTACCAAACTTGCTGATGCAGGTGCATTTGCAAATCAAAATCAAGAAAAGGAGGAAGAAACCGAATGAAAAAATTCTGGAACTTCATAAAAAATGAAGACACATCAGAAACAGAACTTCTGTTTAACGGTCCCATTTCAGAAGATACCTGGTACGGAGACGTGCGCTCGGATAGGGTGTAAGTAAATGTGAAATTGGTAACACACAGAATAGGTAATTCTGTAAGCGACCCAACTAACCGAAAGGCGAAAGCTGATACGGGAACATAGCACGTTGGGGAAGCGGTAAGTTTCTTAAAGGCAATCAAGAACGACTGAACCGCAACGCTAAGCAGATAAGAGGATAAAACTGTATTTGTTGAATGTGAGTTTCAAGTCCCAGTTAACCAATGGTTAAGGAAATTTGCCTGATACCTTAAATATGAATGCGATTTATTATCATCTCCAATAAATTATTGCCTCAATATTCATATGACGTGCAAGAGAACTTGTGCAAACGAAACGAAAGCATATCCGACAATCTGCAACCAGTTATTTACACTAACCGAGGATACCCTAAAGGTCAATGCTGAAAAGCTATGATTTAAGAATCTGAATATGACCCAAGGGTACGGAGTTTCCATAGTAGTCCGAGGACGGTAACACCGTCTGCATGGCGAAGGGAAACAGTTGTTATGGTCAAAAATGAAGAAAGTTAGGGAGGAAAACCTCAATGGCTGAAATGCAACCAACAACCGAAATTTTGACGAGAATAAGCAAAAACTCATTGAACAATAAAGATGAAGTGTTTACACGTCTGTTCAGATATTTATTGCGGGAGGATATATGGTTTGAAGCATACAGAAATCTGTATGCAAATAATGGTGCATCAACAAAAGGTGTAAATGATGACACTGCCGACAGCTTTAGTGAAAGAAAAATACAGAAAATCACAGAACAGCTGAAAAACGGCAAATTTAATCCAACGCCGGTAAGACGCACATATATACAAAAAAAGAATTCTGATAAAATGCGTCCACTTGGTATTCCGACATTTACAGACAAACTTGTACAGGAAGCTGTACGCATGATTTTAGAAGCAGTATATGAACCTATATTTCATGAATGTTCTCATGGTTTCAGACCAAACAGGAGCTGTCATACTGCTTTAAAAAGTCTGCGTATGAAATTCACAGGTGCAAAATGGTTCATAGAGGGTGACATCAAGGGCTGTTTTGACAATATTAACCATGATGTACTGATAGGAATACTGAACAAAAAAATCAAAGACGCAAGATTAATACAGCTTATTCAACAATTTCTGAAAGCAGGCTATCTTGAAGACTGGATATATCACAGGACATACAGCGGTACACCGCAGGGAGGAATCATTTCTCCCATACTGGCAAATATCTATCTGCATGAACTGGATAAGTTTGTAGAAAATCTAAAAGAGGAATTTGATAAACCGAGCAAAGAAAAGTATACTCCCGAATACCGAAAAGCAAAATATCAGACAGAAAAAGCACGAAAAGCAATCAGAGAGTGCGACCCACAGGATTATGAGCGAAAAAAACAGCTAATTAAAAATTTGAAAGCAGTCCGCAGTGCTCAGCTTAAAACTCCATGCAAATCACAGACAGACAAAAAAATTCAATATATTCGTTATGCTGATGATTTTATTCTATCAGTAAATGGAAGTCGTAAAGAATGCATAGAAATAAAAAAGAAGCTGTCACAATACATCAGCGAGGTGCTTAAAATGCAGCTCAGTGATGAGAAAACGCTGATAACTCACAGCAGTAATCATGCAAGATTTTTAGGTTACGACATCTGTGTAAGAAGAAATGCCAAAATTAAAAGCAAAAATGGCGGAGTTTCATTGAGAACATTGAATAATAAGGTTGAACTTTTAATTCCATTAAAGGAAAAAATCAACCGTTTCATGTTCGATAAAGGTGTCATCTTTCAAAAAAAGGATGGCTCTCTGTTTCCTACTCATCGCAGCTATATGATACATATGTCAGACCTTGAAATCATATCAACATACAATTCAGAGCTGAGAGGAATCTGCAATTATTACAATTTAGCAAGTAATTACTGCCAATTGCGTTACTTTGCTTATCTAATGGAATATAGCTGTCTGAAAACACTGGCGGCAAAACATAATACCAAGATTTCAAAGATAATAGCAAAGTTTAAAGACGGAAAAGGCGGATGGGGAATCCCATACGAAACTAAAAGCGGTAAAAAACGCTGTTATTTTGCTAAATACTCTGATTGCAAAGACTCAAAAGATGGTACGGACAATATCTCAAACGCAGCCGTAATATATGGCTATTCAAGAAATACACTTGAAGAACGCTTAAAAGCAAAGGTTTGCGAACTGTGTGGGGACACAAATGCAGAATACTATGAAATTCATCACGTTCATAAAGTGAAAGACCTGAAAGGTAAAAACGATTGGGAACGTGCAATGATAGCCAAAAGGCGAAAAACATTGGTGTTATGCAGGAATTGCCACCATAAAGTTCATAATCAATGAGTTGATTTTATTTTATATAACAATGGAGAGCCGTGTACTCCGAGAGGGGTAAGCACGGTTCGGTGAGGGGTCTGTATAAACCTACTATGGAAACATAGCAAGGCGATACTTTCCTACTCTACGACGTCACCCCCGCCATGTTCCGCTCGGAACTGCAAAAACACAGCGGTGATGTGACCGTCTTTATCAACTCGCCGGGCGGCGATGTGTTTGCTGCCAGTCAGATCTATACCATGCTCCGAAACCATCCGGGCAAGGTCACGGTCAAGATCGACGGCATTGCCGCTTCTGCGGCTTCTGTGGTGGCGATGGCAGGCGATGTAACTTTGATTTCACCAACCGGCATGATTATGTGCCACAATCCGATGACCTGTGCCATGGGCAACAAGGCAGATATGGAGAAAGCCATCGCACTTCTGGACGAAGTCAAGGAATCCATTATCAATGCTTATGCAGAAAAATCGCATCTCAGCCGCAATAAGATCGCAAGGCTGATGGATGAAGAAACGTGGATGAATGCAGAAAAAGCATTGCAGCTGGGATTTGTAGACGGCATTCTCTTTTCTAAAAAGAATCCGTTTGTTCCAGAAGAACCAGAAAAAACAGATCCAGATGAAGAAGAAACAGAGGAATCTCCTAAAGAAGATCCGGATGAAAAAAAGAAGGAAAGCACAGCATCCATGCTGTACACACCATCTAAAACGCTGGATTCTTTTCTGCAGAAGATTTCTGCAACTGCATCCAAAGGCACGCCGATCAACCAATTGGACAAGCGGCTGGAGCTTTTGAAATATTAAAAACTATAGGAGGACTGATACTATGACAATTCAGGAACTGAGAGAAAAAAGAAGCAAGGCATGGGATACTGCCCGTGACTTTTTGGATTCCAAGCGAAATGAAAGCGGTCTGCTTTCGGAAGAGGACAGCAAGACATACGATGCCATGGAGCAGCAGATCGTGGCATACGGCAAGGAAATCCAGCGGCTGGAACGACAGGATCAGATTGAGGCAGAAATGAACAAGCCTACTTCTACGCCGATTCAGAACAAGCCGAACGCATCCACTCACAGTGATACCAAGACCGGCATTGCATCTGATGCATATCGTACTGCTTTCTGGAACAGCATTCGCAACCGTAATTTTGCCGATGTGAGAAATGCTCTGCAGATTGGCGAAGATACCGAAGGCGGTTATCTTGTGCCGGATGAGTTTGTGCGCCTGTAAAAGGCGATGTTTACAGTAGATTAGGCTCTACACCGCACAGCAGAGCGGTTGTCAATCTGCCTAACCGATGACAGGAAACTGGACACGGGAACACAGCACGGCAGAAACGCAGGAAACGCCAAAAGGATATGAGGCGAGTAGTACCTGCAATGACAAGATAACATAAGGATAAGGCTGGATTGCCAAAGCAAAGGTTAGCTCCTTTTTCCGGGAAGGGTGTGGAAATTATCCTGAAACCACTTTCATGATTCCACCATAATATTGAATTCGTTATGGTGTCTGCTATAGGTCATGAAGCAAGCGTGAGACCACGTGAGATAAACCGAAATGCTATCCGACAGTTATCACTTGCCTATAAGCATCGTTAAACAGGGATTGCCTAAGTGGAAATGCCGAAAGGCTATGTCTATTCGAGACTGAATATTCCATATGGCAACGGAGCTTCCGTAGTAGTCCGAGGTGGGTAACGCCCACTACATGGCGAAGGGAAGCAGTTTGTTAATTCCAAAGTAAGAAGATGAAAGGGAGGAGAATCCTCATGAATCCAACATCGGAGATTTTGGAGCGTGTCAATAAAAGTTCCTCGGAACATCATGACGGAGTCTTTACAAGGCTCTTTCGCTACCTTCTGAGAGAGGACATTTATTTTGCAGCTTACCAGAAATTATATGCAAACAGTGGAGCAATGACTCCCGGAAGTGACAACGACACAGCTGACGGTTTTAGTGCTGAATATGTGTATGAACTGATTGAAGAATTGAGGTCAGGAAAGTACAAGCCGAAGCCTGTGCGCAGAGAATATATCAGGAAACAGAACGGAAAAATGCGCCCACTGGGTATTCCGTCATTTCGAGATAAACTTCTGCAAGAGGCGGTTAGAATGTTTCTGGAAGCAATCTATGAACCGTTATTTTATGACCAGTCACATGGTTTCAGACCGGAGAGAAGCTGTCATACAGCTCTAGACCAGATAAAGACAAATTTTCGTTCTGTAAAATGGTTCATAGAAGGTGACATCAAAGGTTGTTTTGACAATATAGACCATGCAGTGCTTATCAAGACGTTAGAAGTCAAAATCAAGGACAGCAGATTTATCAATATTATCAGAGCTTTCCTGAAAGCAGGTTATGTGGAAGATTTTCAATACCACACAACACTCTCCGGTACACCGCAGGGTGGAATTATATCCCCTATCCTGGCAAATATCTACCTGCATGAGCTTGACCGAAAAGTCATGGAACTCAAGGAAAAGTTTGATAAGCAGTCTACACGACACCAGACACCGGAATATCTTCATTTAGCAAAAAGACGACAGACACTTCAGAAGAAGATTGACCGGGTAAAAGGTGAAGAACGTGAGCTGGCAATTAAGGAATATAAAGCGGTGTGCAGCCAAAAGCTGAAAACACCTGCCAGAATGTCCGACGATAAAAAGCTTGTATACTGCCGATATGCTGATGATTTTCTAATTGGAATCAGCGGAAGTAGAGAAGACTGTGAAGAAATTAAGGAGATTCTGAGAGAATTTCTATCAACGCAGTACCATTTAGAGTTGAGTGCTGAGAAAACAAAGATCACACACAGTGCTGAACGAGTACGTTTCCTTGGTTATGACGTTGCGGTACGCCGAAGCCAGAAGATAAAGAAAAAGGCAAGCGGTGTTAAACAAAGAACGCTGAATAACTCTGTAGAATTAACTGTACCTCTCGAAGATAAGATCATGCAATTCTTGTTCAAAAACGACATCATAGAACAAAAGCCAAACGGAGAAATTTGGGCGGTTTGCGTTCCAAGATTAAGACATCTTTCGGAAGTGGATATTGTGAACAGGTATAATGCACAAATCCGTGGCATTTGCAATTATTACTGCTTAGCAGCGAATTATGATAAGCTGAATTATTTCCGTTATCTTATGGAATATAGCTGTCTAAAGACGCTTGCAAGCAAAAGCAACAGCACAACGAGAAAAATTATCCAAAAGTATCGTCATGACGGTAAATGGGCTATTCCCTATGAAACCAAAGGTGGTATCAATTATGCAAAACTCGTCTCGTTAGCTGACTGCAAAGCCGGTAAATTGATGTCCGATAAAGACCCATGGCAATACAAATCCTTTGACACGAAAAAGCTGTCGCAATATGTACGGCTAAGTGCAGGGGTATGTGAGCTGTGTGGTGATAATAGTGATTCCTGCTGTATTTATCATGCAGGTAAAATGAAGAATCTGAAAAGCACTACGGAATGGGGCAAGAAAATGCTTCACATGAGACGTAAAACGTTGATTGTTTGCCCGAAATGCTTCAAAAAGATTCACAGGGAACAAAATAAATGACATGTCAATAATGAATGGAAAGCCGTGTACATCGAGAGGTGTAAGCACGGTTTGGGAGGGGCTTTGTGCAAACCTGTCATCGAAAGATGATAAGGCGGCACACTGCTACCTCACGAAAGAACGCTCATTTCTGCACTTGAAGAGGAAAATGTATTCCGTCCCCTTGCTACAAAGATTCAGACCTCAAGCGGAGACCGCAAAATCCCCGTGATTACGCAGAAGGGCGAGGCGTGCTGGATGGAGGAGGAAGAGGCTTACACCCTTTCTGATGACGCTTTCGGTCAGATTGCACTTTCCGCTTACAAGGTCGGTACTGCGATTAAGATCTCTGAGGAGCTTCTCAATGACAGCGTGTTTGACCTGCCATCCTATATTGCAAAGGAATTTGCACGTAGAATCGGCACAAAGGAGGAGGAAGCATTCCTTATCGGTGACGGCAAAGGTAAGCCGACTGGCATTTTTGCTGCGGCAGGCGGTGCTGAAAACGGTGCTACAACAACAGGCACGACCATCACTTTTGATGACGTCATTGAACTGTTTTACTCCCTCAAGAGTCCTTACCGCAAAAAGGCGGTGTGGATTCTCAATGAGCAGACGGTGAAGGCACTGCGTAAGGTAAAGGACAATAACGGTCAGTATATCTGGTCTCCGGCTGTTTCCGCTGGTCTTCCCGACACCATTCTGAACCGTCCCTATGTGACTTCTGTCTACGCTCCGACCATTGCGGCAGGTGCAAAGGCTATCGCATTCGGCGACTATTCCTATTACTGGATTGCTGACCGTCAGGGCAGAAGCCTTAAGCGTCTGAATGAGCTTTTCGCTATGAACGGACAGATTGGTTTCCTCGCATCACAGCGTGTAGATGGCAAGCTGATTCTGCCCGAGGCTGTAAAGACACTGACTATTAAGGGCACATCCACAACAAAGGCATAATAGAGCAGAAAGGGGCTGGAGTGGGTGGTAACATTAAAAGAGGCAAAAAACTATCTTCGTGTGGATCACAGCGAGGATGACAAGCTGATTCAGGATTTACTTCTGTCAGCCAAAAAGCTGTGCATGGACGTGGGAAGAATGGACGAAGAACAGTTTGCTGAAAATGAGGATACAGTAAGAACAGCAATATTTTTCACGCTGGGGTATCTTTACGAAAATCGCACAGATCCTGACTATCATGCCTTGACATTGCATCTGCGCTCCATTCTGTTTGCACAAAGGGAGGGTATTCTTTAATGGAAATCGGAAAGCTGAATCAGCGCATCACCATTCTGGAGAACCGAACAGTTGTGGACGAAATCGGAAACCATACTTCCAAGTGGGACGAGGTTTTCTCCTGCTGGGCGAAAGTCAGCGTGAAAAGCTCTGCCGAACAAGTGAATACGGGAGTCACCAGAGAAATACAGTCCGTGTCATTCCTTGTCCGGCAGAGTTCCTATCTGCTGTCTTTGAACGCCACAACACACAGGATTCTGTTCCGTGGACAGACATTTGATATTGTCAGTGTAAAACCCGACTATGAAAAAATGGACTATCTCGCAATTGAGGGAGAAGTCCGAAAGGCAGGTGCTCCCAGTGACATCTATTGATGACATGGCAAGTGAGATCATGAAAGGCTTACAGGAATATGCTGACCTTGCGGATACTGCCATGAAAAAAGCAGTCCGGAAGTCTGCAACGCAAGTGAAAAATGAGATCTCTGCCAATGCTCCTGCGGACACCGGAAAGTATGCGAAAAGCTGGGCAACGAAAAAGACTGGCGAAAACAGTCACTCTTTGGAGATGACTGTCCACAGTAAGAATCGTTACCAACTGGCACATTTATTGGAGAAAGGTCATGCCAAGCGTGGCGGTGGACGTGTATCCGGCAAACCGCACATTGCTCCTGCGGAAGAAAACGGTGTACAGTTGCTGGAGCATTTGATCGAGGAAGCGTTGTCATGACCTACGAACAGATCGCAGAAATGATGGAAGAGATGGGACTGCCTTTCGCCTACCATCATTTTGCCGAGGGTGAAAGTCCCGCACCGCCTTTTCTGCTGTTTCTATCTCCCGGAGAGAATACATTTTCAGCGGATAATGTGGCATATTTCAGTTTTAAGCAGCTGGACATTGAATTGTACACGGATAAAAAACTGCCGGAACTGGAAGAACAGGTGGAGGCAGTGCTTGCCCAGCATGAAATTTATTACACAAAAACAGAACTATTCATTGATTCGGAAGAATTGTATGAAGTACTCTATGAGATGGAGGTTTGATCTATATGGCAATGGAGAAAAACAAGGTAAAATTCGGTCTGAACAAAGTTCACTATGCAAAAATCACCTCTTATGATGAAGAAGGTGTGCCGACATTTGCAAAGCCGGTTCGCATTCCCGGTGCAGTGTCGCTGTCTATCGATGCAGAAGGGGAAGCATCCAATTTTTACGCTGACGATGGTGTGTACTATGTCATCAACAACAACTCTGGTTACACCGGCGATCTGGAAATTGCACTGGTTCCGCTTGAGTTTGCGACAGACATTCTCGGTGAGAAGCTGGATGAAAAGGGCGTTCTTACGGAAACCAATACCGCAGAAGTAGCGCAGTTTGCACTGCTGTTTGAATTCAGTGGCGATAAGAATAAAATTCGTCACTGTCTGTTCTGCTGCTCTGCCTCTCGTCCCGCCACGGAATCCGCAACGATTGAAGACGAAAAGGAAGTTAAAACGGAAACGCTGTCTTTGACCGCAACGGCGTTGAACAGTGGTTTGGTAAAAACTAAAACCTGTGAGAAAACGGATGCCGAAGTTTATGAGAACTGGTATAAGGCGGTATATATGCCCAATCTGGCTGCCGCTGTACAGAGTGGTAAGGCATCCGCAGCATCTGTAAAAGCGTAAGGAGGGTGCAGTATGGCAATTCAGAAGAACATCACCATTGACGGTATTGATGTGCCGTTCAAGGCAAGTGCAGCAGTTCCCAGATTGTATCGTCTGAAATTCCGCAGAGATATTTATCAGGACTTTGCGGCACTGCAAAAGTCTGTGGGGGAAAATACAGAGGAATCCTCCGCACTGGATATTGAAAGTCTTGAGGTATTTGAGAACATCGCCTATATCATGGCAAAACACGCCGATGCAGCCATTCCGGCATCACCGGACGAGTGGCTGGAACAGTTCAACACATTCAGCATTTATGAGATTTTGCCGCAGCTGATCGATCTCTGGGGCTTGAACGTAGAAACGCAGGTTCAGTCTAAAAAAAACATCGCCCGATTGACCGACCGATGACCACACCACTATTTTTGTTGCGGTGCGTTCAACTTGGTTTGTCAATGGGCGATTTGGATTTTTTGACCATTGGTCTGGTGAATGATATGTTCACCGAACGGGAGAATGACGATTGTCATTATGATGTGATGGCAGATCAGAGTGACTTTGATGCGTTTTGATTACAAGTCATTTTCCTGTATTCTTTTTTGAGCAATGCCGTATACTTCTTCATCGGCTCTGGCACCAATTACAATAATCAGCATCTTATCATTTTGCTTGACAACTTTGTATACGACTCTAAGACCTGCACTTTTCAGTTTGACTTTCAGAAAGCCAGTTAGATCATTGCCGTTTTTGTTTCCAAGCGGTTTCCCATATCCGCCTTCATAAACAGGAAGCGGATTTTGTTTCACTTTCTTGATTGCTTTTAAGACCAGTATTCTTTGACTTCCGTCAAGCGATTTTAAATCACTTTCGGCTTCCGGCAGATATTCTACTTCCCAATTCATTCAAATTCTACCTCATCAAAGTCGGATAAATCGTCGTCTGTGATTCCGAGGTCTTTCATAACTTTTTCTTCCGGAATCGTTTCTTCCGGATTGAATTTTTCCATTCGTTTTACAGCCAGAGTGAGTAAGCGGGCATCATTCACTTCATCCATCAGGCTGACATATTCATCCGGAGAAAGAAGTACACATTCCGGTGCATTGTTTTTCATAACAACTTTTGCACCGCTGTTTTTGACATCCTGAAAAATTTTTCCTGCAAGTCCACGATTGAACTGCGAAATAGAAATAGTATTTTGAATTGCTGCAATAATATTCATACGCTACACCTCCACTTATAGTATACGTCATTTTTGCAGAAATGTCAATAGATTTACTGATAAAAAAACTGATTATTTTATTTGAATCGAGGTGAAACCACAGTGGCAAACAGAATCAAGGGCATAACCGTTGAAATCGGCGGTGATACGACCAAGCTGTCCAAGGCTCTGGAAAGTGTCAATAAGAACATCAAAAACACCCAAATACAGCTAAAAGACATAGAGAAACTCCTGAAACTTGACCCAAAGAACACAGAATTACTCTCACAAAAACAGAAACTTCTCGCTGACAACATTTCTGCTACAAAAGATAAACTTGCAACGCTGAAAACTGCCGCAGAACAGGCAAATACTGCTCTTGCAAATGGCGACATCACACAACAGCAGTATGATGCCTTACAGCGTGAGATTGTCGAAACAGAAAACGAACTGAAAAGACTTGAAGCAGAAGCCAAAAATGCAAATTCTGAACTTGCTAAAATCGGTGAGGCAGGACAAATTCTCCAAAATGCAGGTGATAAAATTTCAGGTGCAGGTGAAAAACTTCTGCCTGTTACCGCAGGCGTTACTGCCCTTGGAACTGCCGCTGTGAAAACCGCCTCCGACTTTGATTCTGCAATGTCAAAGGTTGCCGCTGTATCTGGTGCAACCGGCGATGACTTGCAGGCTTTGCGTGATAAAGCCCGTGAAATGGGCAGTAAAACAAAATTTTCAGCAAGTGAAGCTGCCGAAGCCATGAACTATATGGCGATGGCAGGCTGGAAAACAAATGATATGCTGTCGGGTATTGATGGCATTATGAACCTTGCGGCAGCATCCGGCGAGGACTTAGCCACAACTTCTGATATTGTTACAGACGCATTGACCGCTTTCGGATTGACTGCATCAGACAGCGGACATTTTGCCGATGTGTTAGCTGCTGCAAGTTCTAACGCAAATACCAATGTTTCCATGCTTGGGGAATCCTTCAAATACTGTGCTCCGATTGCAGGTGCTTTGGGGTTCTCCTGTGAAGATACTGCTGAGGCACTGGGTTTAATGGCAAACGCAGGTATCAAGTCCACGCAGTCAGGTACCTCCATGCGTTCCATTATGACAGCCCTTTCAGGAGAAGTCAAATTCTGCTCTGCCGCCTTTGGAGAAATGGAGATCGCAACTTCCAATTCAGACGGATCAATGCGTAGCCTTTCTGACATTTTAGCGGATTGCAGGGTTGCATTTGACCAGATGTCAGAATCCGAAAAAGCGAGTGCCGCAGAAACTCTTGTGGGCAAAAATGCCATGTCGGGATTTTTGGCTCTGATGAATGCCGCACCTGCGGATATTGACAAGCTGTCCGGAGCCATTGCAAACTGTGACGGCACTTCACTTTCCATGGCGGAAACCATGCAGGATAATCTTGCAGGACAGCTTACCATTTTGAAATCACAGCTGGAAGAACTGGCGATCTCTTTCGGCGAGATTTTGATGCCTGTTATCCGTGACATCATCACTAAAGTACAGGGATTTGTGGACAAACTAAACGCTCTTGACCCTGCAACCAAACAAACCATTCTCAAAATCGGACTGATGGCTGCGGCTCTTGGTCCATTGCTGATCGTTGTTGGTAAAACAATTTCTTCTATCGGAAGTATGATGACATTCATTTCAAAAATTCCGACTATGATCGCAGGTGCAAAGACGGCATTTTCTACTCTTGGTGCGGCGATCGGCAGTATTTCTGTTCCTGTCGTTGCGGTTGTTGCAGTAATTGCTGTGCTGGTCGCTGCTTTTGTGCATCTCTGGAACACCAACGAGGATTTCAAAAACAGCATTCTTTCCATCTGGGAACAGATAAAATCTACATTTGAACGCCTGACATCCGGAATCGTTGACAGAGTGAATGCATTGGGATTTAACTTTCAGAGTTTCGGCGATATGCTGAAATCTCTGTGGAACGGTCTGTGCAGTGTGCTTGCACCTGTATTCGAGGGCGTTTTCCAGCATATTTCAAATATTTTCACTTTTGTGACGGATACTATTCTGAGCGTGCTTGATGTATTTATCGGCTTATTTTCGGGAAACTGGGAACAGTGCTGGAACGGTATCAAAGGCATTTTTACAGGTATCTGGGACTTTGTAGTCAACCAGTTCAGCAATATTCTGAATGTTCTTCGTGGCGTGGCAGATGTATTTCTTGGTTGGTTTGGAACTTCGTGGAATGAGATCTGGACAAGCATCAAAGACTTCTTTGCCGGCATCTGGGACAGCATCTGTTCTGCGTTTCAGTCTGTCGCTGATTTTTTCACAAGTATCTGGAATGCAATCTCCACGTTCTTTACAACGATAGCGACTGCGATCTACACCACAGCGGTCACAATTTTTACTTCTGTATATGATTTCTTCGCAGGAATCCTGACCAGTATTCACGACTTTTTTGCAACTATTTTCAATGCAATATGGACGGTTATTTCAACTGTCTGCACCACAATTTACGACACGATTTCAAGCATCTGGAATGCAATTTACAGCTTTATTTCTCCGCTTTTGGAAGCGTTCAAATACCTGTTTGAAACCATTTTTCAGGCAATTCATATCATCATCAGCAATGTGATGGATTGGATCTCGGAAAAGATACAGACTATATGGAATGCAATTGTTGCATTTCTCATGCCTCTGCTTGAGGGCATTAAAGCGTTCTTTGAAACGATGTGGAATGCTATTTATACAGCAATTTCAACGACATTAAGCACTATTTCAAGTGTTGTTGCATCCGTCTGGAACGCAATTTCAAGCTTTATTTCAAGTGTGATGAACACAATAAGTTCTGTCATTTCAAGTGTATGGAATACGATCAGCGGTGCGGTTTCAAGTGTGGTAAATGCTATCCGAAGCACAGTATCTTCCGTCTGGAACAGCATTTCTTCTACCATTTCATCGGTGATGAATACGATTCATTCGACCGTGACAAACATCTGGAATAACGTGAAATCTTCAATCGGTTCTATTATCAGCGGTATTTACACCACGATTAAGGGCGGTTTTGTTAATGCTGTCAATTACGTCAAAGGTCTTGCATCAGATGCCTGGAACTGGGGACGGGATATTGTTTCCAACATTATTGACGGCTTGCGAAGTATGATCGGCAGTCTTGCCGACAGCGTTTCCGGAATTGCGGATACGATCCGCAGTTATCTGCATTTTTCTGTTCCTGATGTAGGTCCGCTGACAGATTTTGAAAGCTGGATGCCTGACTTCATGAACGGCTTGGCAGACGGCATCAACAAGAGCAAAAAGGTCGTAGCAAAGGCGGTTTCGGGTGTTGCGGATACCATGAAACTTTCGCTCAATTCTGAGCAAAACTACAACCTTGACGGTATGACGGGGGCAATGATGAACGGTGCTTCTGAAAATTCGGTGGTCAACAATTACTACCAAAACGACAACAGCCGCACAGTGAATCAGACCAACAATAGCCCGAAATCACTGTCACGGCTGGAGATCTATCGGCAGATGAAGAATGCGGTGGAAATGTAGAAAAGGAGCGATTTTGTGGTCAATACTTTATTATTGCAAATTAGGGGGAGTTTATGATAGTTTCAATATTCCTCCTCATCATAATTATATGACTCTATTTCACAAGAAAATTTAATATTTTTCTTGCGGAAAATATCATCCAAATAGTTTATTTCTTCTTCATCTATAAAGCTGTTCTGTTCCAACATTTCACTGACTACAATTTTCTCATTCTCTAATGTCTTTATTTCTAATGTTCTGTATGTTAGGTTTTGTTTTAATTCGTGAAATAATTTTGCTTCACATATCGTTTCTGTTTCTATTGCGGTAATTCTTTCATTGTATAATGTAACCAAAAAGCTTTTGGTCAGATATATACTGTACGCATTTAACCAGATGGCATCTTTTTGATTGCATTCTTCATCGATGAGTTTTGCCTTGGGATTTCTGTATTTTCCAAGTGCATACGCATTTTTATATATAAGTAGAAGGCTAACCAGACTTGTGATCCCTCCTAAAATCAGGTTCACAATATAGCCTTCTTTCAGAATGCTTCCATAAGTTAATTCCGTTACACGAATTTGAATATATTCATTTCCTATATACTGCTTAACATCTTCTTTAACTTTATCATCAATGATTACTTTAGTCATGCCCTCCAGTCTTGCTTTTCCATTTTGTTCAACCTCATGTTTCAGAACTTCGAACTGTTCGCTTTGCATTCCTGAAATATATGTATTTGTTTCTGTTGTTACAAGATAATAGGATTCGTATTTATCTTCTGAAATTTTTTGAGGAATCCGTATTATTTCAATATAAGCAGTTTTATTCGCATGATTGGACTTTTCCTGCAAAACATTTTCCAACGGCTGCACACTGTCCAGCTGCATTTTCGTTTTCATAAATCCAAAACCTAAAAGGAATGTTCCGAACATTAAGCAAACTATACCTATATAAAGCACAATCAGATATATTCTATATGCGGCTTTC